CAATGTCATTAGGGCCACACACGAATACCGTATAAGGTTCGTCAGGACTACCAGCAACCCAAATTCTTTCTTTGTGAATTACACCAAAAGAAGCTTTAGGAGCATTGGTTACTGTCCTAAGACCATCTGTACCGTTATAGCGCTTTAATTGCCCCCCATCCATGATAAGAAGTTCACCATGAAAGTTTAAAAAATTAACCGGGCCAGATGAACTGTCTAACGTACCTACTGAAACTCCATTCACATATAAAGTAGAATCTGCAGCTACAGCAAGTGCATCCCCAAAATAAGTCATCCCACGAACTGCTTTGCCTACAATACTATCATCTAATTTGGAAAATCCATAACGAGTTTTTAAAAACATATCTAATGCTACAATCATATTAGAGCAATCTACCATTTCTTTTTCCGGGCTAACTGAATTAGGAAGAACAGATGAATTTATTCCCCCAACAAAACTTTTTTGAGAAAAAGTAAAAGGCTGCTCATAAAAAGCAGAAATAGCTGGTTTAAATTTGAATTTAAAAGAAGGTTTACGTGCCATAATTACCACCCCAAATTAGAGTAGGGGGGATTTGTTAATGTTGGGATAACTTGAAACGTTTGACTTTCTTGATTCAACAAAGATTGAATCAATTGACCTTTTTGATTTAAAAAGATTTGTTCTACCAAAGTTTGTCTATTATTTCGATTATGTGCCCTCATTCCTACATATTCAATAACAAAAGGAATAAACATATCTGCTAATCCTAAATCTGTATCCATTGTAGTTGGTACAGTATACGAAGGGACATAATAAATTTCAAGCGTATAAGTATCCGTTGTTGAAGCGTCTGGTAAAGGGCCTATCATTATAGAATTACCTAAACGACTAAAGACAGAAGGGTCGCCAGTACAATTTTGTGCAGATTTTGCTTCAGGTAATAACGTATTACGTAAAGCGGTAAGCCCTACAAAAGTTCCGTTAACATCATATTTTGACACCATTATATAATTAATAAACATGCAATTTGAAGGAAGCGAAATTATAGGGGTAAGGCTTGTCACTGAAGTAGAATAAGGAGTGGTTAGCAAAAATGATGGGTTGATAGTGGAAATTATCCCATATAACATCTTTGCCCCTTCTTTTACATATTCGAATAATTCTTCATCTGTAAACGTAATTGCAGTTTCTTCTGATAGCATATATCTAATTTGCATTTTAATATCGTTAAAAGTTGCCAAAAGATTCACCACCTATCTAATAAAAAAGGGCTAGACGTTTACCCGTGTCTAGCCCTACAATACCTACTCGCCCGTAGTGGGCCTTGATTTAGGCAGTTTCCCCTCGACCTCTGTTATAGCTTTTGGTCGCTCGACTTCCCCTCTTACGTCTACCACGAACCTTGGCGATGCGGTAGCATCTAGTCCGGGCTTTCCAGAAGGAACTCTTTCAATTGCGTCTCTCAAAACTGTAATTAAGCATTCTGGAAGAACGACTTCTTGGTTCTGAGGAATGAACATTTGCCTGCCATTAAACGCCACAAAGATTCGTGATTTATTGTCTTGACCCGTTGCATAAACAATGCAACGATAAGACTTTTCCTGTTCAGCCATGTTATACACTCCTTATTAATAAAGTAGGGGGAGGAGCACTCCCCCTATTACACTACTATAGGCTAGCTAGTGACTTAATGTCAATCATGTAGGCATCTTCAAGAATGGTTGAAGCAAATAACATCTTCCAACCAGCAGTACTGAACTGGTTCAAAGGATTGCTTGTATCTTGAGAGCCGGGAGTCTTAATGATTGACTTTGATGTACCACGTTCAACTTCAACAACACCGTATGCATTCTTTGCTACAACGATAGTATGGTAAACTGCTGCCTTAGAGGTATTGGTTTCGCCGGGAACCCATGTCGTAGAAGCATCAGGGTTACCAGCGTCATCAAGAATAGGTGCTTGGGTGGTCATCAAGAAACGAATGTTCTTGTAGGCACCAATTTCGGCATCGTGAACTGGGCCTTGAGATGCATAACGTTCAACTGAAATGAATCCGTTAATGTTTTCAAGATCCTTTGCTACGTCAGGATGCACGAATGCGAAGTAAGCAGGGCGAATTGGGAATGTGTTGAACCCAGTTGTTGCACGAATCATTTCGGTGAAAGGCTGTGCATTGTTTCTGCGAAGCATACGAATAGCGTAGTCAAGGTCACCGCTGGTAATAGCAGATGCAAGAGTACCAATGCTACTAGCAGCGTTTGCAAGACGCACATTGCTTGCAGCAGCCAGAGTCGTGAACACAAGGGTGTCAATTGTGTCAGCCATCTGTTCTGCAAGAAGGTCGATACCCTCATTCAGAACAGCATCTTCAACCGTAAGTTGAACCATATCAGTAATCGTGATATAGTTACCATACTGCTTCACGGTAACCGTTTTGTCGGTTACTGACATTTGTTCGCCGTTGCCGGGAGTGCCTTCAGTTAAAACAAGGTTAGCCACAGTACGGCTCAGGTCGTTGTACTTACGGAACTTAATAGTTGGCGAGTTTTGTGATGGCAATGGACGCTTTTGAGCGAAATCCAGAGCAATCAGCTTAGGACGAGCACGTTCTAGAAGCTTACGGTCATAGTAAGCTTGTACCGCAGACGGAATTTCACCAACCGTACCATCAGCATCTTTCCATGTGTAGACGCCACCACTATATGGCATCTTGGTTACGTTAGCCAATTATGTTTCCCCCTTAAAAGGATAAATTTTTAAGGAAGTTTACCTTCTGTACCTCTTTTCAGCATCTGATACTAACTTTTTAAAAGCCGTACTTGGCATTTTCCAAATCTCTTCCGCTTCGTCCATAACCTTTCTAGCAACAACTTGACCAGACCCTTTTCCATCTTCTAAAATAGGCGGCTTCTTTACCTGTTTAACTAACCTTACTTGCTGTTCCATTGAAGGCTGCTGTACAGGAGTAGAAGGTACGCTTGTAGATGGAGTACCATCTGGATTCAAATTCTGAGCTTTAAGGTAGTTAATAACCCTTTCCCTCATAATCCCATAATAAGTCTTGTAGGCTTGAGGGTCAGTGTTAATCGCTTGCTTTAAACTCTTCGGAAGAGCATCTGGATGTCCGTCAGGCAAATTATAAGCAGCTTGACATAGTTTAGTCACTATATCAAAATACTGAGGGTCTTCTTTTCGTAAAGAATCGAAAAACTCCTCTTTAGCACTTTTCTGCTTAATATGCGCAACTTCATCCAATGCAGGCTTTACAGTTTTTGTGATTTCTTCTCTCACAATGGTTCTCAGTTGCGTCATTGGGTCTTCAGGGTCTTCCTGAATCTCTTGTTCAACTGCTTGTGGAGCAGTCCGAGCGAACGAGATATATCGCTCCACATCATCCCCAGCAATGCCCTTTTCTATGAGGGCTTTAAGTGCTGGATTGGATTCAACCAAAGTAATCTGGTCTTTCCATTGGCGAAGTTTATGCATCTTAGATTCGTAATCTACTCCACGTTGGGCATACCTAATCAAAGTATCTTTATCGTAAATTGGAATCTCTTGACCATAAACCTTCAAAACTACTATAGGCTCTTGAGGTTCTTGAATTTGAGTCTTAACTGGTTGGGCTGCTGTCGGCATCCCATTTTCATCCAGTAATCCCTCGTCTTCTTTCTCCGTCACCTCTTGAGGCTCTGCAAGCCCTTGACCTTCTTCTACCTCTTCTACCTCTTCTACTTCTTCCGGTTCTTGGCCTTCTGTGGGCGTTTCCAGCTCTTCTTCTGGAGTTTCCTCTGTAGGCCAGCCTTCAGGCATTCTCCATCCCATACGCTTTCATCCTCTCTTTTAGACGTTGCTCATTTAGAGTCGTCTTGATTTAAAAGTCAGGTATAGTAGCCTCTGTCGGAGGCACTTCTACCCGCACTTCTTCTTGCCCTAAAGATTCCGTTCTTGCAATAAAACTTTGGAATCCTTTAAAAATGGCAATATTAACTAATCGGTCTCTGTCAAACTCTGGCTTTAATGCCATGTTTACTGCAGAATGTAAAACTACTTTAGCGTATTCATCCATTAACTCTTTAACTAATTTCCATTCTTCACTAACCAACAGCCCTTTAATACGCATTAATCGTTGTGCATCTTCCGGTGAAAACGTGTGCATGCTGTAGCCTCCTCTATCAAAAATTATAACATATAGAAATTAAAATGAAGGGTATACATTAAAACACTGTTGGGAATAAGGCAGATTGACTTGGGTTATTTCCCATACTCTGCGGAGCCACTTCAACAGGATTAGGCATAATTGGATAAACTGGCACTGATTGCATTTTTGCTTGCGGAGTTTGTGCCCCCAATTTAGTTTGAAGCGAAGTCTGCTCTCCGGGATTTTGAATAAATGATTCAATATTCTTATAACCCATAGACTCAAGAAGTTTAGAAATAACATAGTAAATATGTTTTGGAGTAACCAAGCCGAGTTGTGCAAGATTTGGCATAATATTAAGAAGATTAATCATTTGAGATTGCTGTAGTTCCTTTAATCCAGCACCAATACCTACGTTAACCATCAAGTCAAAAGACCCATCCAGCTTATCTGGAGAAATCATTAATGGCTTACCAAACAGGCGAAGAACAAAATCGTTTGTAATGAACTGCTGATTCAAGGAAATCATTTTTCTAAACAAATGCTTTACACCAGTTTCAGCAAACAGACGTGCAATCAACTCAATACGTTGCTGTGATGCCGTCATAATGGCGGAAATACCAGTAGCTGTCTTATTCAGAGATGCGGCATTTAATCCCTGATTATAACGAGTAACCCCGGTTCTGTTTTCCTTTGAAGAATCTAGATATTCAAATAAATTGAAAATTCCGGGTGGAAGCGGACGTGGAGTCATTTCCCTGACACCTTCATTAACATCTTCCGTGAAAACTACACTGCCCGGTTTCACTTGTGCAAGTGCAGTAATATCAGTTCCTGAGTCCCTTCTAACAAGGAACCAGTTATTGATAGAAAAGGCGACATTATCAAAAACGTTACGATATAAAGCAGTCTTCAGCCTCTGGAATTCAAGTACCAAATCAGTGATAGAAACACCATAAATCTTATGGCAGTCAATGATAGGAACGATAGTTTCAAAAGGAGGCTCTCCGTGGTCAAACGGATTCTCTTCTACTCTTAATACTACATCGTCACATATCGTAACTAATAACGGTTCTAGTAAACCGTCACCATCTACATCCAGTTTTACCCAGCATTCCCACACCCACTTATACTCACGTCCGGGAATATCAGGTAAGTCATCGACATCTTTTCCGTGCTTCGACTGGCTTTCTAGGAGATAGTACTTATCGTAATCTTCCTCATCGCCCTCTGCATTAGGGATAAGGTTTTCTACGGTATGATAGACGCCCTCTCTCTGCATTCTTTTTAAGTAGTCCAAGGTTCTGCGAACACGGTGAGCGACAAAATTTGCCTCCCTGACTGAACGTGCACCCGGTTCAATATAAAAGGAAGATACCGGAATCGTTTCCAGCCAAGGACCTGAATAGGTAATCCTCGTAATGAACCCCTTAACGTTTTTATACATTGTGGTTGAAGGCAATACAGTTCTTTCAATTTCTCCTTTTTCAGGAGAATAAAGCTCCACATTCGCCACTTCATATTCATCAAACGCTTCAATAGAGATGTTCTGCTGTGATGCAAGCGCTTGAAACTGCTCCTGTGTCAATTCTTCATAAGAGAACTCTCTCTTATCATAAAAAGTTTCCCATGTTAACTTAACTACGCCAAGACCATAAATCAGGGCATCTTTGAACCAAGTGTAGAACTTGGTGAAGCCGTCCATCTTGTAAGTGAATTGATAGTTAATCAGTGCTTGATGCTGTTCTGCAGATTCAACATCTTCTCCACCTACCGGCTCAATGACAATGATATCCTGTGCAGCAGTAAACACTCGCATCAGGGAAGGCATCATCCATTCAATCGTGTCCATGACATCCGAAGACACAATTGTTGACCTTCCGGGAATATTGTACTTCTGGTCGATAATGGCATGATAGGAGTTATAAGAACGAATCAGCTTCTCCGTTAACTCGTCGTGAAAAATCTTTGCTGCTTCAATGTCCTTTTTGACATAATACAGAATGTCCTCTTCACTTAAAGGTCTTCCCATTTCAGGCGGTTCAATCAAACTGCGTTTTTTGTTACCCTCTTCATCTTCTTCTTCAGGAGTTTCAGTATCCACAATTGCATTAATACCGGAGTCTGATTCCTTGAAAGCGTCCACAACTTCTATAACTGAAGATTTTAAAGCTGTAAAACTATCTTGAGAAGCTATGTCTTCCATTTGTTCTTCTTTTTTCATTATATAAAACCCTCCTTATGGCATAAAAATCTGTCCACCGGTATTAACGGCAGGAACAGTAACATTTGAGAAAAAATCAGAACGTCTAGGGGAAGTAGCCTTATTCTTTGTCAGCACTATCAGTAAATTCGATAAAGCATCCAGAACGTCATCATGCGCCCCTTTTGGAAACGTTCTCATCTCTTCATAAATCTCTTTCATTGTTGGCAAAATAAACAGTTGCCCTGCATCCATCTTTGGCTGAATCGCCAAAATTCGCTGGTCCTTATCAATCCTCTGATTGATATTATGAATCCTCAAAAAATTGCCTCTAGACCTAGATGCTTCATCCAGCATGTAAAAATAAACCTTCTGCGGGCCGTTCGTTTCAATCCCAACCTCAAGGCAATTGTACTTATTGTACAAATCGAAAATAGTGGACAACGTATCCGTAGGATGCATTCTTTCCCTCACGTATTCCCGAATAAACAAGTTCCCCATATTATCGACTCCGCCCACCATAACCACCGTGTAATCTGCCTCATTCTCCAGCGAAGCCCCAAAATCCACTGCCATATAATGTCTCAACTCTCCATTTAAATCGAATGGATTATAAGTTCTCAAATTGTTCAAATCGAAAATCTTCTTCTCTCTTCCCGTAGGGTCATTATAATACTCCATGTAGAAGTTAGGCAATGCACCCTGCAACATGTACTCGTCCTTAATCCTCATAATCTCTTCCATCGGCAATCTCTCAGGCCACAGCGGGACTCCATCTTTTTCAATCACATACTTCATAATCGTCCAACCTTTAGGAGGATTCTGTTCTAGCCTTGCAAGCAACGCATCGGCATGCACAATCGTCCCCACAAACACCATTTTCCCCACAATCGGGTCCAATGCAGGCAATATCTGCCCATAAAACCAGTTTCTTAACTTCTCTCTTCTCTCCTCTGTCGCGGTATTCTCGTCCGATTCCACGTCGTCCAGAACCACCAGTGTCGGTCTCACATTTTCAACATATCCTCTCAACGATTGCCCCGCACCTCTCGCAACAATCCTAACCCGCATATCGTTCAGCCATCCAACATTAAATGCCATATCGTCCTGACTCCAAGGTACCCCCCTCGTTATCTTGAAGGTTTCCCTCAGAAAATCATTCGCTTCCAACTCTCTCCTAATCCTCATCATGAACGAAACCGCTTTCTTATGCGTATCCGACACCAACACCGTGAAAGGCGAAATCCCGTAAACTGAGCAGTAAATAATCCACATAAACGTAATCAGAGTGCTCTTCGCACTTCCCCTTGGTGCCAATATAACCGTCCGTTTATTTTGCTCCTTCAACTTATCTATAATCTCATGATGAAAAGCAGGTGAAGCGTGCGTTATCGTGCTTCCATTCTCTAACCTTTGCTGCATGATATGCGGAAAAAATGCAGGAAAGAAAACCTTCAATGGGTCAACATAAAGTGCAGGGGCATAAATTCCATTAGGCATTGAACTTAAACCCCGCTTCTTTCAGCAACTCCCTAACCCTCTCCGCGTCCATGCTCATCTCTTCCTTGTTCGTATTCTTCGGCTTCCCACCATATTTAAACTTCAATTCCATCAATTCTTTCACCATTTTTGCAGCTCCCACTCTCGCTGCTATCATTTCATTTGAATTCTTAAACTGTGCAAAAAAGAAGTCAATCATCATGTTCAACTTCTCCAAATCCTCCACCGAAGCCGTTTTCCCAATTACCTCTTCAACATCTTCCAACGTCACATCTATCCCATAACTCGTCCGAATCGCATCCAATATCTCAGGAGCAGTAGCCCCTGCATCCTTCATCGTAATCGCTATAACATCCAATCCCAAACTCTTCAATTTATCCGCCATAACTTTCACCTCTACATTCTGCCCTACCACTCACACCCATATACTCGCTTCCTGCTACAAGAGAGAGTACCGCATGGTGCCAGAAAAAGTACCCACCAAAAGCAATCCCGCTGCTTATCAATAACATGAATACGGATCCTCCCATACTTCTTCACCCCCATCATATACTCTCTCTTGTAGCAGG